TAGAAGGTTTATTTGGTCCTGTTTACCAATCAACAACTACCGCAGAGTTGATTGAGAATAAACAGTTGGCTAGTTTTAAAATTAAGTGTTTGATATTAAAGTACCCAGAATCGATATGCAAAGAATCAAAACAATGGGATTACCAAACAGAAATGGATTATATTGTTAGTAATCAAAAAAGAAATGAGTTTATTAAAAATTTAGTACTCTCTTTAACCGGCAACACTTTAGTTTTATTTCAATACGTAGAGAAACATGGAAAAATATTACACAATCTTATTAAAGAAAAAACAGGCAATCGCCATGTATTTTTCGTCTTTGGAGGTACAGATGTGGAAGTTCGTGAATCTGTTCGTGCAATTACTGAAAGAGAATCGAACGCTATCATTGTGGCTTCTTACGGTGTTTATAGTACTGGAGTTAATATTCGCAATTTACACAACATCGTTTTTGCTTCCCCTTCTAAGTCGAGAATCCGTAATTTACAGTCGATAGGTCGTGGTTTAAGAATTGGTGATAATAAAGAAGAGGCAACTCTTTTAGATATTGCTGATGATTTGAGAGTAGGTAAACATACTAATTATACATTGAAACACTTTATTGAACGTGTAAAAATATATGATGATGAAAAGTTTAAATACAAATTTTACAATATAGAGCTAAAAACATGACACAAGAAATGACAACCAAATTTATTAGATTAGTAACAGGTGAAGATATTGTTGCTAATTGTTTAATAGATAATGAAACACAGTATGTTGATGTGGAAAGCCCTATGAAAGTTATTATAAGTAGATTTAACAATAGTAGAAAATCTATTTTAATAATGATGCCTTGGTTGCCTTTAGAGGTGATTGATGATGAATACGCCACATTGAAGTTTGAAGATATACTTACCATGGTAGATCCCAAGGAAGCTTTTATTGAATACTATAACAACACGGTAGATAAGTATCGTAAACTTGTTGAATCAAATGAACAAGATGAAATGTTCACCAATGAATTAGAAGATGATTTCTTTGAGGATGAAATTACAGATGAAGAAGTTGCTGAACATGATGAACTTGCTTTGGAAGAAGCTTTACAATCAATTAATAGTACAAGCACTAAGAAGGTATTACATTAATTAATCATCAAACGGAACACCGACAGTATATCAGTTGTCAAGCCTCTTTGTCAACACATTTGTAGCACATTTGCCTTAAATAACATTTGACTTTATAATTTAATTCGTGTATAATCATTATATGACTAAAAAATCCAACCACTACATTAATAACGCAGACTTCCTTAAAGCTCTCATAGACTATAAGGCTGCATGTGACCTAGCTTCCAGCAAGAACAAACAAGACCCACAGATACCAAACTATATCGGTGAGTGTTTCTTAAAGATAGCAGACCACCTTTCCCGTAAACCTAATTTCGTATCATACTCCTTCCGAGATGAAATGATATCCGATGGTATTGAAAATTGCCTAATGTACTTCCGCAATTTTGATCCTACCAAGTCTAAGAATCCTTTTGCTTATTTCACACAGATTATTTACTTTGCTTTTCTTCGCCGTATTATGAAAGAGAAGAAACAATTATATGTGAAGTACAAGGCAACAGAACAATTTGGTATTTTCTCTGAACATGAAATGTATGAAGATTCACAAGGCAATATGCAACAGTTCCAGCTTTATGACAACATATCAGAGTTTATTCATACCTTTGAAGAAGCTAAAAAGAATAAAAAGAAAATTAAAGATGACAAATTAGCTGAACAGTTGGTTGAAAGTTTAGGTAACATTGACGACCTTGATGATTAAGGTACACACAGTATGAAATTATTAATTCTTGGTGATACTCACTTTGGAGCTCGAGGTGATTCTTTAGATTTCCACAAATACTTTCAGAAGTTTTATGATGAAGTATTTTTTCCTTATTTGTTAGAAAACAAAATTGATACCGTCATTCAGATGGGTGATCTATTTGATCGCCGTAAGTTTATCAATTTTAATTCATTATATCTTTCTCGTAAATACTTTTTTGATAAACTGAAAGAATACAACATTCAACTGCATGCTCTTATTGGTAACCATGATGTTGCCTATAAGAACACACTTGAAGTATCTTCACCTACATTGTTGTTGAAAGAGTATGACAATGTTCACCTGTATGATTCTTTTGAAACCAGAACTTTTGGCAATCTTGATATTGATATTGTACCTTGGATGTGTGATGATAATGAGTTAGATATATTCAACAAAATCAAAGCCAGCAAGTCTGAGGTGTGTTTAGGACATTTTGAAATTGCCGGTTTTGAGATGGATAAAGGCAATGTTTGTGATATTGGTATTGACAAAAAACAATTATCCAAGTATGATATCGTTTTATCTGGTCACTTTCATCACAAATCAACTAACGGTAATATTACTTATGTTGGCACTCCTTATGAAATGACATGGGCGGATTTTAATGACCCTAAAGGATTTCATGTGTTTGATACTGACACTAGAGAGATGGAGTTTGTACCAAATAAGTTTACCATGTTTAACAAGATTGTGTATGATGACGGTGTAACCGACTTTGAACATTGGAGAGCCTATGATTACGATTCACTAAAAGACACCTATGTGAAAGTAGTTGTCTTGAATAAACAAAATCCGTATTTGTTTGACCATGTGGTTGATAACTTATATAAAGTTGGTGTTGCCGATATTTCTATTGTAGAAGATTTTTCTGATACATTAATTGATAACGACCAAGATATCGTAGACCAAGCAGAAGATACTGTAACCATATTACACAAATACATTGATAACCTTGAACTTGATGTTGAACCAGATAGATTGAAAAACTTAATGAAAGAACTCTATATAGAGGCCCTTAACACGGAAGTCGCAGACTAATGATTTTATTTCGTAATGTAAGATGGAAAAATATATTAAGCACCGGCAACTATTGGACAGAAATCAAATTAGACACCAACACTAATACTCTTATTGTTGGTGAAAACGGTGCAGGTAAATCTACAATGCTTGATGCATTGTGTTTTGCTTTGTTTGGCAAAGCATTTCGTGCCATTAATAAACCGCAATTAATTAATTCTATTAATAACAAAGATGCTGTAGTTGAAGTTAATTTTGATACTGGTAATAAATCATATAAGATTATTCGTGGTATCAAACCAAACATATTTGAAATCTATTGTAACGGTGAACTGGTTGACCAAGAAGCCGCTTCAAGAGATTACCAAGAACATCTAGAAAAGTTTATTCTTAAACTGAACTACAAATCGTTCACACAGATTGTAATTCTTGGTTCGGCATCGTTCACACCATTCATGCAATTGAAGCCAGGTGACCGCAGAGAAATCATTGAAGATTTACTTGACATTCAAATCTTCTCTACGATGAATAGTTTGGTGAAGGAACGGTTGTCAAATAATAAAGATTTGATGGCAAACAAGAAGCATGAGATTGAATTGAACAACCAGAAGTTTGAGATGCAGAAAAAGCATATTGATGAGTTGAAACAAAACAATGAAGAAAAGATAAGAGAACATGATGGTGAGATTGAACACAACCTTTTAATTGTAGAATCTTTATTGGCCAATGTGGCAACTCTTACTGCTCAAACCGAAGAGTTACAATTGGTTGTGTCGTCTAAGATTGAAACCGAATCTAAGGTTAAACAGATTACCAAAATCGAATCTCAGATTGAAAACAATTTATCTAAGTATAAAAAAGATATTGGTTTCTTTCAGACACACGATGATTGTCCAACATGTAGGCAATCTATTGAAGAATCGTTTAAATTAGACGAACTCAAAAATCTCGGTGATAAAGTTACCGAGTGTCAGCATGGGTTGGCTCAGTTAGAACAGAAACTTCTAGAAGAACAAACCAAGTTAGATAGTATTAACAATGTACAGAAACAAATTCAACGCAAACAAGTTGAGATTGCAACCAACAGTACAGCCGTAACAGAAACAAATAAGTATATTACCAAACTTAGAAAACAAGTTGAAGAACTTAAAACATCTAAAACGGTAACCGACAAAGAAGAACTTGAACTAAAAGCCATTCACAATACATTGGAATCTTTAAAACAAGAACTGAAGAATTTTATTGATGAAAAAACTTATTATGAAGTTGCAGGTAATTTATTGAAAGATACTGGTATTAAAACCAAGATTGTTAAACAATACCTACCAATCATTAATAAGTTGGTAAACAAATATCTAGCCTCATTAGATTTCTTTGTAAACTTTAACCTTGATGAATCATTTAAAGAAACAATCAAATCAAGGCATCGTGATGAGTTTACCTACAACAATTTTTCTGAAGGTGAGAAACAGAGAATTGATATGGCATTGATGTTGACCTGGCGTGCTGTAGCCAAGTTAAAGAATTCTTCTAACACCAATCTGTTGATTTTAGATGAGACATTCGATTCAAGTCTCGATGCAAGTGGTACAGAATATCTAATGAATATTTTACACTTACTTGAAGATGTAAATATCTTTGTGATATCTCATAAGGGTGATATACTACAAGATAAATTTAGTAATGTGATACGATTCGTAAAAGAAAAGAATTTTTCAAAGGTGAGTAAATGAGTGAAATTTTAACAATTGATACCTCGGCTGGTTTGGTTAAAGAGGAAAGAATAGAACCACTTCCATTGTTTGGTGAAAACAGTCCAATGTTGAATATGGTAATGCCAGAATATACCGATCCACTTCCTAATTCGGTAATGACAAATCTCGTAAAGAGATTAAAACTTACCATGAAATTATATGGTGGCATTGGACTCTCGGCTAATCAATGCGGTGTATATGTAAGAGTATTTGTTATTGGTGCTGATGATTATGACATGACCTGTATCAACCCAAAGATACTAGAAGTA